GCTTCGGGTATAACTGAGGATAAGGCCAACAAGATTTATTCTGATATCGAGTACTTCGGCGGCTATGGATTCAATAGGGCACATGCTGCCAGTTATGCAATGATTTCCTATACTACAGCATATCTAAAATCAAATTATACCGTAGAGTACATGGCGGCTTTGATGAGTTCTGTAGTGGGGAATAAAGATAAACAGGCCTTGTATCTTGCTGATTGCAGAAAGTTAGGAGTGAATGTACTCCCTCCATCTATAAATAAATCTGGAATAGATTTTGAAGTAGTAGATAATTCTTCAATAGTATTTGGCCTATCTGCTATTGGCGGCATTGGTATGACTATTGCAGAAAGCATTGTACAGGCAAGAGATTTACAAAAACCATATACAAGTATGTATGATTTTTATAGAAGATGTGATCCAGTAACTTTAAAAAAATCAACCCTAGAACACCTTGCTTCAGCTGGTGCATTAGATGAGTTAATAGATGACAATGACGTAGAGATTAGTAGAAGAATTGAATTAGAAATTCTTGAAAAAGAAAAATCTGAACTAGGGATATATGTCACTAGTCACCCAGTCATGGGAATATGGGACGTAATTACCAACCAAATTACAAGTGAAATTATTGATCTTAGCTCTTATGATTCTGGTACTCCAGTAAAAATTGGTGGAATAATTAATTCTATTAAAAAGATGATCACAAAAAAGGGCGATAAGATGTTCAAGTTGGACCTTGAAGATATCTCGTCGAATATAGAAGTTATTGTTTTTCCAAGAGCAGCAAAAGAAATACCCAATGATTATTTTAATGTTGGAGATATATTAATTATAAGTGGAAACCTGAACAAGGAAAATGATGAAGAAAATTCTATTACAAAAATATTTTATAATTCATCAGAAAAAATTGATCAAAAAATTTTTACTGGTGGAAAACCAATTATTTTTAATTTAAAGAACAACATAGGTAACGTGACAATAGATAGCATATATGATATAATATCTAATAATAAAGGTAATAGACCTGTTTTTTTAGAAATTTGCGATAATAAACATAAATTTATTTATAAGTTTGATACTTTGGCATCAACAAAAATAGTGCCAATAGTAGAAAAGATATTAGAGTTGGAGATAAAATAATGACACTTCCAGGATCTTATCAGAACCCATCGACAAAGCCATGTTGGGTATATTGTTCTTCGTGCAGCAGATGCCAAGACAAGGGTAGGTACACAAAGTGCAATGGCTGTAGCGGTAGATATGACCCAGCTGGAAAGATTGACGTTCATAATGATGATTTTTGCGACTGCAAGAATGGCATTCTAAGATGGAGAACCAAAGAGGGTAAGCTCTTAATGACAATATTTAAAAGTAATCCATTCAAGGGCACAGTAAAGTATGAAAAAAAATCTGAAGACGAAAGAGATTGGGATTCTTACGTAGCTGATATGCAAGAAAAAATGGACGATCCAAATTTCAATCCAATAACAATATACGAGGACTAATATGGGTAATAAAAAAGAAGTCGGAAGAATGCTGCTTGGAGATATTCAATTAATTGAATATGAACACCTAGAACCGCATGAATCATCATACTTCTTGCAGTCTGGAGTAGTCGGTTTTCTTGCCACAAAACAAGAATTACATGATATATATAGTTTATTAAATTACTATTTCAATATAGATTCAATACACAATACAGTGATTTCGGTTGATTAGGAAAATATTATGTCTTGGCCGTATATAGAAAATGATTTTATGGAAATAGGTAATTCGGGTTGGGTTGCTGTTGGAGAAAACCTATATAAAAATATGATTAACAATCATACAATAGATAAAGACGGCATAGAATATGATGCCCAAGGAAATATTGTATACGATCCACGTGAAGAGTTAAATGACAATAGCAATTAAAAAATTAGAAGATTTAGACCCACTACAAAGACTATCTCTTACTGAGTTTTCCTATTCAAGGATAGATACCTATAAGCAGTGTGCTGCTAAATATTTTTATTCTTATATATTAAAAGAACCAAGACTATTTGGCGAAGCAGCAGTCCTTCGGAAATATTGTTCATACAGTTTTAGAAAATGTTATAACTAATGATTCTTCTTTAGATTATTCTCAAATAGAAACTGAATATCAAAAAAGTAAAGAATCATACGATCCAGATCAAAAAATATCAGAACAACTTATTTCTGTAGGCAAAGAAATACTTGATGAATTTTATGATGAAAATATAAATACACAATTTAATGTATATGATAAAGAATATGCATTTAAATATGTGCTAGGCAATCATTTAATAATTGGTTTTATAGATAGAATAGATGTTGTTGGGGATCAAGTAACAATTGTTGATTACAAAACTGGTAAATGGGAAGTCTCTCAAAAGAGTATACCTAGCAACCTTCAGCTGGGGATATATGCAATAGCAGCTTCAGAGTTGTTTCCGGATAAAACAATAACGGCTGAACTTTATTACTTAAGATCTGGCAAGCATAAGAGCCATACCTATACAAAAGATGATCTCGAAAGACTTAAGCAGGATGTCATAAATTCCATAAACGAGATTATCAATGACAACTCATTTGCTGCCACAGCAAACTCTAGGGCATGCAGTTATTGTGACCACGCAAAAAGTGGGGCATGTGGCACTGGCGTGTTTAGAAACAAAAGAGCAGCAGGGGCATAAAAAAACCCCCGCATTTCTGCGGGGGAATTTTTAATATTCTATTAATTAGAAGCTTGAGTCTGACTCAAAGACCAGATCATTAGCTTCAAGGCCCTCAAACTGAGTAACCAGCTTGGTTGCCATTGTGTTGTCGTAACCAGCCTCTTGTAGGCTATCGATTACATTGTGGTTTATTGCTTGTTTGATGCTGTTAAACAGCTCTGTTTTTGTTGTCATGGTTTCCATTATATCTTTCTGCATCCTCCGTTGCAACTCCTGCAACATATTTTTGTATATTTATCTTTTATAAAGTATAATGTTTCTTAAGAGTTATATTATGCTATGAGCAAGATAGAGGTTACTACATGAAAACTGAGATTGTCAACTCGAAGACATTTTTTTCTGCAAGATCTTCAAAAAAATCTCCAACCTTTTCTAAGACAAAATTAGAAAATTTATTAGAGGTGGTGCAGACTGAAAAAAAAGTTGCCAGTAAAGGTAACGCCTATAAGAATACTAAGACAGGATTTAGAACCGACATACAGCTTAATGTAAGATCTAATTGGGAAGCTAATTTCGTAAGAATACTTAACGGATACAGTATCAAATTTGAATTTGAACCAACAGTATTTTCATTCCCAATCAAAAGGGGAACTAGGGGTTACACCCCAGATTTTTTTATTAATAAAACTGGAGAGTGGGTTGAAATAAAAGGATATTTGGATACAAAAAGTAAAGTTAAATTAAAAAGATTTAAAAGGTATTATCCAAAAGAATTTGAAAAACTGATATGCATCATTAGTAAGTATTCAAAAGATGCTGTTGAATTTATGGGAGAATTAGAGGTTCCAATGGTGATATATTATGAGGATATAAGAACAGAATACAGTTCAGTAGTTTTAAATTGGGAAGGCAAATAATTAATGGCCGCCTATAAAGAACAATACTATAATCTTGAAGAATCAGAAATGCAAGATTTAATTGCAAGAGCAAAAAAAGAAGATCCAAAAGCACAAGAAGAATTATTAAAAGTATTTAATAACTTTTTAACCAAATACGTGGCATTGCTTTATCATGGCAGATATAATCTTGATGATTATGACATTAGAAGGTTCATAAGTTTATTTGTTAAAAATTCTTATGTTAGGTTTGCCCTAATGAAAAATAAATTAAATAAGCCAAATTATAAACATGTTCAAGAAGTTATGAGCCGGCATACAATACATGACTAAAAGATATGGAGACGAAGAAGATATACGACAGACTATCAGCGTGACCTTCTTTCAATGTATAAAAAGGTATGAAAGAAAAGATTCTGCAAAGGGTCCTATACCATTTAGCGGTTTTTTATATAGTTATTTTTTTTATCTTTTAAAAAAGAATGTAGATACTTTTTTAATAGATCAATTAGGAAGAAAAACATTTCCACTGATAACTAGTGATTCATATGATGATGAAGAAGAAAATTCACAACCTGGATTTAGGCCAGAACCGGTTGAATATACACTGGAGCAGTTTATTGCTACTGATGAATTGAATGAGATGTGGGTTCTTGGAGAAAAAACTATTCCACCTTTCGATCAACTTACCGTTCAAGAGAGACAGCTGATAAAATGGAGGTTCGTAGATGGAAAAAAATCAAGTGAAATTTCTGAAAAAATAAACGAACATCCAAACACCGTAAGAGAACATTTATCTAAAGTTAAATTAAAGTTAAGAGACATTATTATACAACACGACATGCAAGAAATTATAAAAGACTTAAATATAAAAAAGGACATTTAATGAACCTTCAAAGCATAGAACAATTACAACATCTTCTTTCTGATTTTTTAAATCCCCAAATTCAAGAGGTGATAAATTCCTATGTAGACAACAGCAAAAATAATCCTTACTTTATAGAGATACCAGAAGAAGATGTCATTGATCTTGGCCTAGATAAGCTGGCGTCGCTTGTCGCAAGAACCTCAAATGTTTATGGAAGATCAGCAAGATTTGCTGGCATGGCTAGAGCAAACTATAAGTTAATAGAAGGAAAATATAAAAAAGTTTATAAATCTTCTAGAGTTGGAAAAAATGAAGCAGAACGAGAAGCAGCTGCAATGGAAGCTGCAGAGGCAGAGTACTCTGCGCTTGTTACATGTGAAGCTATTGTGAATTTAGCTGAGTCCCTAGAAAGCTCTGCTAGAATAGCTTCTGAATCAGCTAGAAAACTTATGGACAAAGTACAATCGATGCAGATAGCATCAAGTAGAGAATCTAAGGGTTATTACTTAGATGAAGACTTTAAGACATACTAAAGGATAATTTATGTTTATTGGACACTATAAAAATGTAAATAAAGTAGATGAGTTTTATTCAGAAAAAAAAGATGGATTAGATTTTCCAACTCAAGTAGAATATAAAAACAGTAGATACTTGCTTACGAATACTTATATGGTTAATTCTAAAAGCCAAGAAGATAATATAAAAAAAAGAGCACAAGAACTAAATATCTTAGTAGATGTAAAAATAGACTAATGAATGTAGAAGTTTTTTGCGATGGAGCTTCTAGGGGCCAAGGACAAAAGAAAAGGGGAGAGGCAGCTTGCGCAACGGTAGTTTACAAAAATAGAAAAAAAGTTGCACAGTTTGCGAGAGGTCTTGGAGCTAGAACCAATAATGAAGCTGAGTATGAAGCTGTAATAGCCGCTCTTTTGATATGTGCTTTGTCTGATTTTATTGATCCAATTATTTATACTGATTCAGCTGTAGTCGCCAATCAAGTAAATGGAGTGTGGAAATGTAAAAGTCCAGCTCTCTTCCCCCTGCTGATGACAATTGAGGAAATAAAATCAGAATATAGATTTAGACTTATACA